ATTATTTAGAAAACCTTGCTTGAGTAACTTTTGAAGTTCTGATGTTGAACCAACAAACAAGGCGTTATTCGTGACATTATTTGTTGTTTTCTTGGTATCTTCTTCAACGTCTTTGAGTTTTTTCTGCAAATCAATCAACTTATCGGTTGTATCCGCAACACTTTTAATCAACTGTCCAGCAACTTCATATGCTCTTGGACTGCCACCTTCGCCAGCAAGTTCCATGATACCATTGATTGCTTCCTGTCCCTTTTCAATCAATGAGTATAAATTGGCACGAGTATACTCATAATCCTTTTCAATATCATTTTTTGATTTGTCGGCAGGTTTTAATTGAGATGGTTTATCCACCTTAACGATTTCGCTCTCAATATTGAGTGCATCGTCTATAGAATCATAATTATCAGACATAGTTATTAAATATCAGTTTGTCTTGTAGGACTATATTCTTTAGAATCTGAGAAGAATTCCCAATTCTCAGTAAATCCAAAGTTATCTTCTGGATCCGCATCGATTGGATCTGGTTGAACCGTGTAACGAACTTCGCGTTTGGCAGTTTGTGTATTCGTATCGGCATACACATCAACCAGAACCTTACGAATAAGTCCATCGGTAGAATCGGCAATTGGACCGAACATGTAGGTTTTTGCCGTAAATCTCAATGTATAAATTAATGCTCTTCTAGTGGAAAAATCACCCTCATAATCATCCTGCATATCGATGCTATCTAATACTATAGGAACATCTCTTTTTTCGCCAATAGAATCAACCAAATCTACAGTTAGATTAAAAGATGGTTGGAAGAAAGGCAAAATCTGTTCAATAATTTGCAAAACGTCATCACTCAATTTTGCATATATGCTCAGTTCAAATCCAATGTTATATGGAACTGGCATATAAACTTTTTTTACATTACCAGCATCATCACTAGCTTTAAAGGTTTGAGTAACACTTGTCTTTCTAGTTGAATCATACTGAATGCTAGTCATCTCAAATGACATTCTTGGCAAAGTAATGGCAATAGGTTTTTTCAAATCTGCCTGCTGTTGTATCTTTGCCAAAAACTTTTGAGATGGACCATATGACAGTCCAACTTTAGTTTCATCCGCAACACTGCCATCTTTGTTCAGATGCCTGATATAAATGTTGTTAAAAAGTGTTCCGAAACTAATGATAGTTTTACGTATAATTTCGTGGTAAAAATAAGTTCCTAGCATTAGTATTCTCCAAATGGATTAGATTCTGTAAAATCTAATATTGAATCTGCTTCAGTCTCAATCTCCTCATTTGTATCAAATGACTCTTCGTGACTATTGGTATCATGCGATTTAAGTATATAGGAAGCCGAAGAAGCTGAACCAACTATGGATTCTCCTGGCGTAAATACTCCATCATTAATTGCAACATAAAGTTCATATGGTGGATCTGAGACACTAATGTCGTCTCTAATTTTAAATCCTCTAACCTGTGCGGTAGTGCTACTAATCGAACCAGTGACGGTTTCATTGTATATAAATGTTCCGATTCCAGTTACTCCTGCTGTAGATATGGCAACTACTGGAGCCGAAACATATCCAGAACCAGCATTTGTCATTTGAAGCGCTGTTACAGTTCCTTCAACGGTTTCAATAGTGGCAATGGCAGATGCAGTTAAACCAACGCCAGATGGTCCTGCAATTGTAACCGTTGGAACAACAAAATATCCATTACCATCATCTGTTATTGTGAGAGATTGAATTGCGTCATCTACAATAACTGCTGTTGCTGCTGCTCCAACACCATTTCCACCCGTTATTGTTACTAAAGGTGGATTTGTTGCAGTATATCCAGAACCAGCGTTTGTAATTCTAATAGAATCAATAGAGTAAACTCCACCAGCCGACGTTGTGATAGCAACAGCCGTGGCAGTTCTTCCTCCACCAACTACTGGATCTGAAATTGTAACTATTGGAGTTGATGTATATCCTTTACCATCATTATTGAGTATGATTTGTCCAACCATACCATTAATACCTTCAACATTTAGTGAAGCTGTAGCCGTTGCATTTACTGCACTACTTTCTAATACTAGTGTAGTAATGTATCCTTCATCCTCCACAACTCTATCGACTTCATCAACACCCGTATCAATGTCCTCATTTTCATATTCAAACAATTCACAAAGAAGTTCGTAAACGTAAGTTTTTCCTAATTGATAAAATGGTTTTTCTGCTTCTACTCTTTTAATTTCAAACAATCTTTGTCCAAGAGGAAAATAAATTAAATCACCTTCTCTAGGTCTTGTGATTAAATTGATATCATATTCCGTAATGTTTCCGCTAGTAATTCCTTGCTGAATACCATCCAAAAATGGAGTAATAAATTCTTCAAATCTTTCTTGTGATATGATTAGATTAATTTCATTTTTCAATCTAAGTCCAAACTTAGTCATCAAATCACTTCCAGGAGCATATCCTTCAAAGTTATCGAGATATGCTTCAATAATAAAATTATCATCAAATTTTGAAGTTTCTACTTCTCTTAAAATGTCATCAGTTCTTATAAATTTTCTAGGAATATAGTATACATCGATTCCATAAATTTTCAACTGCTCATTAATTAGGTCCTGTATTAAATACTGCTCCCTGGCAGAACCTTGTAAAAAGAAAGGATTTAATGCCATAATAATTAACCAATAAAGTCCAGAGGTGGTAATTCGTATTCCATACTCATCCTCTGTTTAATATCTTCTAGTTCTCTTTCGGCATCTTCATAAATTTGTCTTCCATTCAACTCAATACCACCAGGAAGTTTGACGCCATTGAATTTAATAAGATTCTGTCCCCATTGTCTCTTAATTAATGCTGTCAAATATTTTTTCACAAAACTATCATTGTATATCTTAGAAAAATCATCTGGATCTAATGCTCTATAGCAGTCGATAACAAAGAAAGTATCTTTAGACTGAGAACTCCAGTCAATGTCCAAATACAATCTGTTTTGTCTTTTATTAAAACGAATTTGTTTGTCGGTTGTGAGTAGAAAATCAATATCCTCAAGATATGATTTTGTCATTGCATATTGTAGAAGTTCAACTGAATTGAAGTAGTATAAGTCGTTCAAGAACAATTGATATTTAATACTAAACATTCCACCAGAAATTGAACTAGTGTCAAATTTGAATATTCTTTCAATACCAATTACAGAATCTGGAACCTGAACATAATTTGATGCTTCATAGAAATTAAACGTAGTTGCTGCACCAACTATAGTCGATGTCGCCGTTGTTGTGACAATACCAACTCCGGATGTCCCGTTCGAAATAGCTGATCCAGAACTCGAAGCAGATCTACCTCTATCAAGATCTTCTTGTGAAATTTTATATTTTAAATACATTCTTTCAACACCGTCATAGTGACGTTCATTGAAATATTGAATAGCATCATCGACTAAATCGTCTATTTGTTCATCATCTACGTTAATTTCAAGAACAGGTGCTCCTAATCTTCTCAGACAATAATCAATTAATCCTTGTCTCGTGTTTGGCTTAGCCATTAGAATGTTCCTCCATCAATAGTGTCCGTCCATACGGGAGTTCCTATTCCTGATGTTACTTGTGTTGTTAATATATATTCACTAGTGCTAATTGCAGCTATAGTGCTAGCAGAACTTACCAACTTTCCAGAAGTATTGAAGTACGCTACTCCAGTTTCGGCACTAAAATCATCATCATAAAATAGTCCTTCAGTTACACTCAGGAATCCAACAATGCTTGTATCACCGGTGAGGGATAAATCTCCAGAAAGATCTACATCACCAGTAAACGTTGATACTCCAGAAACAAATAAATTAGTTGTAGTTACAAGTCCAGAGAATTTGGCATCTCTCCATCTCTGAGTTGTAATGCCCAAATCAAAAGCATTATCAGCATTTGGAACAAGATTTGATGTAAATTCACCGCCAACATTAATATCGTCACTGGTAGAATCACCAATTCCAATGGTGCCACCTCTAAAAGTAGCATTTCCAATAAAGTTTGATGTACCAGCAACTTCAAAATTGCCACCAACAAATAAGTTTCCACCTGTGGTTGTTATACCACCTTGAGAAGCAAGTGTTGTAGCACCGCCAACGTTTAATCCATTAAGAATATCAACAGCAGCATTTATATCTACATTAGATGCAAACGTTGCTATACCAACAACAGAAACACCAGCTCCAACATTTAACTGCTGACCTACACCAACACCACCACTAACAACTAGTGCCCCATTTGTTGGGAGTGAGGATTCTGTTGTATTGGTAAAAAATGCAATTCCTTCAATTGTGGTTGATGCTGAATCAATCACACTTGTCATTATAAATGCAGATGATCCCGTATCCCAAACGAGAATCATCCCATCTTCAGTTTTTAAAGTTGAGTTTAAATCCGAAGAATCTATGATACGTGTTGCAGCAGTTGCAGAACTTGTTAGTACGCGAACTGTATTTTGTGTGCCAACCCTAGCTTTTATGGTAGCCATTACCTAGTTACTCCCGCTCTTACCAACGCAGCGCCTTCTACTGGTTTTGAAATGGCTCCTCCACCGGTGGTTAATTTCACATCATAAACATATCTGCCAGGTTTTAAGTCTGCAGTAATTGTCGATGCCATGGATATTTGAACTTTACCTTTAGTGGCATCAGTGATAGTTGAAGCAAAAGAAACTGCTGTAGAACTAGTGTAAGTTTTTCTAAGTTGCGATTCAACTGTATATCCAGTTAGATCGAGAAGAGCGGCAGTTGCCGTATCTTCCAACTGAAACGTAGTATCAAAATCAAATCCCTGCTCTATTACTATATTTGATACAAATATTGCCATTATTCAGATGAGCACGTATTCCTTTAGATATTTATATTTGATTCACTCCCATCGAATTCGCTATTTATTCAAAAACTCTTTCAGTAGAGTTTTAATCTCTTCAATATCACGTTTCATATTATCAAGTTCCTGTCTCTCTAAATCTTTTCTTTCAACTCTTTTTACATAATTATTGTAGGCAACTGTATCACAATTTACAATTGCCCCAGTCTTTTCATCCCTATAGAGGTGGGGATGATCTTTCACTTTAATTAACTTACTCATTTCAGTGCAATCGTTCTGAGATCTCTGATTCTTGGAGGATATGCTTGATTTGTTCCTGCCATCACAATCTTAATTCTGTATCCAGTAAAGTTGCCCAAATTATTGGCAGTGAACTCGTATTCCAGGAATTGATTTTCTTCACTATCAGGAACTCTTACATCAGATCTTCCACTGTTGTTTGTAGAATTTACAATAACAAATTCGCCATCGCCAGTAGAAGTGAGATTATCATATCCTGGGAATAATTCAAACTCTTGTTCGACGGCAGCAGAATCATCTCTCACCAAACTATAAAGAACTCTAATATCGGCAGATTGATGTTTGTATGCAGTCAACAGAACTTTAAGAGAAGATGCTGGTTGAGTTAGATTTACAACGTTTGAAACATAAGTAGCAGTGTGAGGATCGTTCAAGAACGATTTGACTGCGGCGCTAGTTGCATAGTTACTTACGGGACTGTTCAAATTGTTACTTGTAAATTCAACCGTAGAATCATCCAAATAAATGATTGGTGAGAGATTCTCATCTTCAGTATTAAGAGTTAATGCTGCAGTGAAAGATCTTCTTCCGGCGACACTATTAAATACTGTTTGATTCAGTTCATTTACCCTAGAGCAAACAATCCTTGTAGAATCTAAGGAGTTTGATTCATTTAATATTACTGTATCGACAGTATTGAGACGTTGGAATGATGTCTCACTTCCATCAATACTAGTTCCAGTAGTCGTTCTAACTGCTGCAGTTACTGAAGTAAGTTTGCCAGGGGCACTGACATCAAATCTTGGAGTAACCTCATTGAATAGAATGTTCTCAGAAGCAACAATCTTATCTCCACCACCAATTATTCCGGTAAATGACAATTGAGGTCCAGTAGAAGTATCTACACTTCTATCCAATCCGTGAGTGGCACTTCTATCAATTTCAATATAGTAACGATTAGCTTCGATTTCAGTATCGGAAATATCGTAAGTTACGCCATTAATCCTTCTAAGAGATACTCCACCAAACTCATACTTCATAACCTTAGAATTGGCAACATGTGTTTGAGTTATTGTATTTTGGAATCCTCTAGAATTAATTGTTAATTGGTTAGACGCTGCTGCAGTATACTCAATGATTTCATCTCCAATTTTAACATAACCCTTGTTTGTTGCACTTACTGCCAGTCCTTCGAATGTAGTGAAATTGCTAGAATCTGCAACGTTAATAGTGGTAGTCTCTGTTGAATCCAATTCTGCAGACAGAGTTGTTGGTGCAACATCAGATTCAACTCCACTAATAACTAATTGGTTGTTGTTCGCATACATTCCATGGTTGAAATGATCTACATGTAAATAATTTCCAGAGTTTGTTCCAGTTCCTTCGGAAGTTCTATCTGTAATAGTCGTCGATGCAGCACTAACAATCGTGGAGTCTGTAGCATAATAACTGAGTCCTGCTCCAACCTGGAATGCTTTACCAGAACCCTTTTCACCCTGAACATTGGTTAGATATAAGGTATCAACACCACCGATTGCAGTGATAGTAAGGACAGAATTTCTTCCTGTGAAACTGCCGTCAGAATTATCAATAGAAACAACGTCACCAACTGCATATCCATTTCCTCTATTCGTTATTGTGGTTCCCGAAATAGCACCAGATGTGGTTGTAATGTCAAGTCTTAATCCAGAGCCACTTCCAACAACAGTTGTGGTTGGAACATCTGACTGGTTGGTATAGTTTGTACCACCATCAGTAATGCTGAGTGTTGATACTGAACTTCCTACAGAAACAATGTTTCCATATCCACCAACATTATTATTTCCTGCAATTCTTCTTCCAACTGATAATACGTCAATGAGAGGATCGCCAGAGACAATTGTTGTAATGCCAAGGGTTAATGTCTTAGGAACCGCAGTTAAAGCGTTTTCTGCAAGTACTGGTTTGTATCCATTACTTTCATCAAGAGGTGGATTACCAAAATATGCAATACCAGTGCTTGATGTAAAGTTTGCTTTGTAAAGTTTGAATTTCAAATCTAACTCTTGTGTTGCTGTCCAAATAGAACCATTCTGGGACTTGAACAGACTTCCCATTGCAAACTGCTTGGAGTAAATCACAGATTCTGCATTTGGAAGAGACTGAGTATTTGCAGTCTTTTCTCCCATCTTTGCAATCCATACCTCATATTGATCTGTGGTTGGTGCGAGAAGAACTACTGCATATTCTCTTCCTGGTGCAAGATAAATTGGATAATCAAATGTGACTGTAGTAGCAGTTTCACCCGTTGTTGATGTTGTAATATCAGAAGGAATAAGTGTCTTGGGTTCTCCAACAATAGTTAATGTTGGCGTTCCAAGTTCTACTGTTCTTATCTGAACGATTAATGGTTCATTGCCAGTTGGTTTATTTGCAAAGTACAAATCAACCTTTGTCAGGTAAGCACCATTATCATCATCACTTTCTCCATTTAAATCTGGAGCATCAATGTCCTTACCAACAACAAATGATTGTGCCAGAGGGTCGTACCTGACAGCAAGATTCTCAGTTACAGTTTGTCTAACTTGGAAAGTTCCTGTTGCAGTGTAAGATGTATTTCCTGATGAAATAAGTTTACTGCCTGGGAGTGGTTTTGCATTAGAACTGCTGCTGCTTATTGTGTAAGTCTTCTTACCAGTAAGAATTCTGGGATCTGGAGCAGGAACTGTGTGTGGGTCTCTGATGAAGAACGAACCGAGCAAATCGCCATAATTATCAGTAATTATTCTGAGATCTTTCACATACGCAACAGCACCACTTGTTTGTCCTACTAACTTTGCTCCAACTAAAAGATATCCAAAGAATGCTCCCTGAGCTTCTTGTGATAATGATGTTAAATCAACGTTTAATACTTTAGAAGATTGGCTATATGAAGTTGGAATATTTTCCGACTTTGCGTATGGGTTAATATTATATGTTCTTGATGGAGAATTAAATGCACCTTCTTTATGATTTGAATTAGCAAGTCTAAATCTTATAATTCTTTCTCCTTCAAAGTAACCAATTACAGTTTCGCCAGCAGAAAATACGCCGCTAGAACCATAGTTTACTAAGGTTGTATCAGTTGCAATTTCTACAAGTTTTGGTACAAAATCAACATTACTATGATTATCTAAGAATTGATAATGTAATGACAGTGGTCTAAGATTTGTAGCAGTAACAGAAACGTTTCTTGAGCGAATGTATTTTTCGGCGGAAGAAGAAACAATAATATCTCTTGTTCTGGATCCTACTATTCTTGTTGCAAGTGCTGCTCCCTCAGAACCGACTATAGAAGTGGTACTTCTACCAGGAATTCTAACAGTTCTAGTCCAAACATCAGAAGATGGTGAGAGTTTGATAAATCCAATATATTCAATAACATGGAATGGATTAACATTCTCAACTCTTGTTGCTAGTGGTTGTTCTATCCACCCAACAGAATCATATTTTAAAGTTATTGCTTTTCCAGTCTTTTGGACATTAGAATCCAATAGAGTATAATTAGTTGACAAGTCTAAATCGCCTTCAGCAATTTCAGTTGCTGGAAGAGGTCTCATCTGAAGTGAGTTACTGAAAATACGAGGTCTTAACTCTCCACCAACAACATCGGCAGTTGTTAAATCTGTATCCAAAAGAGTTTTATCGTTAAAGTCATCAACAAAGAAACCAGATTTGAATCTGTTGTTTCCGTCAACGTCTTCAATACGAAGTGATTCTGTATTTACTTCTAACAGACTTAAGGAAGTTACTCTTTCAAGATTCTCTACCCTATCTTCAATTCTACCAATATCACGCATCGTATATCTTCTATTATCGAAGAGATTGATAGAAGCATTGTCAGTATCATAGAGATATGGGGGAAGAGTAATAGTTGCCAGTTCCATCAACTCGGTATCATTTACAACCGGTTGTTTTGGATTTCTGGAGGAAACTCCCCTACTTAAGATGAAATTGCCAAACTTATCAAGATAGAGTTTATCAATTCTTGGTAAGTAGAAATTATATCCAACCAAGGAACTCTCACCTGGTTTCAAATTATATTTTGGTTCCGTTCCAAAATCTCTTGAATCAAAATCAAATGGAGACTTATTGGTTACTGTAAACTCTTGAACTCTTGGTCTAAAGTCGAGCGTGTCAGATGCTCTAACATTATTAACACCGATAGATGGAATATCTTCCTTAAACCTGTCGGCACCGTAACTCAGTACAGTAAATACATCACCATCATCTGAAGAAGGAACTGTATAATGATCGAATACAATCAACAATCTTCTAGATGGCTCTAAATTTGTGTTCCTTACAAGTCTTGAATAATCATAATATTCATCTTTCTGTCCCTTATCAAGGGTATAATTATTTTTAATATTTTTGTATTTTCCTAAAGTAATAGATTGAATCGTTGATGTGATGTTTGATTCTTCAAAGGTTACATCTTCACCAGCAGTAAATCTGAGTCTATTTAAATAGACTATTCCCAAATTATTCGATGGTACTGATGGAGTTGTTGATGCATTTAATACTACTCTAGCAATAGCACCACTTGAAGATCCGATAATGTTTTCACCAACAATAGCATCTGAGTCTACATTTGATACTGAAGAAAACTCAACTCTATCTAATACAGGATCACTAGTGTCGGTAGATTCGTAAACAGCAAGAACTTTTGCTACATCGGGGAATCCAAGAGATATTTCTTTATCTTGAACTCTTAATCCATAGTAATCATTGAAAGTTAAACCATCAGAAATAGAAGTGCTTGTTGCAGATCCTGATTGTGAAAGTTTGGAAAGATTAATAATCTTGACGGCACTTCTTGTGTACTCTTTTATTTTACTTCTAATGCCATTCTTTTTAAGAGTGGTATTTACGACAATGCTGCTTTCCGATGTTTCTAAACCTCTAATAGTAACAGTGTTTGTTGAAGAGTTTAGAGTAAATGCATCAGAGGTTACTGTTCCGATTCCTCCACCAGTATAGTGAACAGAATATCTTTCCTGATCGAACGTATCGAAGAATGCACTAGTAATTCCAGTGATTGCTGTCAAATCAAAGGTGAGAACGCCCGCCCCGTCTGTAGTTTCTCCTGTAATTTGTCTGGATATTGAAAGTTGTGAATCTGTAAAATTGACAGAAGAAATATTTGACTCTGGAAGTTTTGCATAAAGGTATGCATTCTCATTGTTTCTGAGTTCTGGAATACCAAGTTCTGCTTTAAATTTTCCATCATGAATACCGCCATCAAAAACGCCCGAAACAGTGGCAATACCGGCAACTGTTAATGATGATAAATCTGACGAAACTGCGGTTACTCTATTGAATGTTTCATCACCACTACTTTCTTGATATCTAAGAATATCACCTACTTCGACTCCCGAGAATAATTTACCTGGGCTCGTAACTGTAGAACCACTAATATTAACTTCACTGATACCATTTCCTAATTTTTTTCTACTTAAAACGGTATCTGCAGTAAATGCTGGAAATCCACCTCCAGAGGATGTGGAAACAGATTTAATTTCTTTGATTCCATTAACAGTGAAACTTGATACTGTTAATGGAGAATCGATGCCATTAATTATAATTTGCTCATTGGTAACAAAAGTTCCTGACGTTTGATTTAAGTTGAGTGTGCTTCCAGATCCTGCTGCTACTGCATATCCACTAGCACCACTACTTTTACCTTGAATATAAGAAGATTTTGGAACTTCTGAAGAAGTGACGCTTCTATTAAATGTTAAAGACGTGTATGTTTGAATATCATACAAATACAAATCCCATTGTGTGGAAGCATTATCATATGCGGCATCAGTCAGGTTAAAAGTATATACGCGAGCAGAACCAATACCTGATGGTGAATCACCTGTAAATTGATTGTTTAATGTAACAACTACGTTCTCTTGAACTGCACCTGAAACATTATTAACTCTCAGCAAATGTCCCATTTCAAAGGGAATATTTGAATTTACAACTGTCTCAGTTTCCCTTGGTTTAATAACATCTAGTACTTTTGTAGACTGGTTTTCGACATCATATCCAGCAACATATGCCTTTCCAGGAGAGATTTGAACACACAACAAATCGTCTGTTGGAGTATTTCCGCTGTCAGTGGTTTCTCCCTCCAAAAACAGTCCATCATTACCAAGTCTATCATTCAAAGAATCTACAATTTTTATATCAAATGGTTCGACTGAATAGTGTCCAGATTCATCATAAGTTCTTTCTGCAATGTAATCTCTAATTACATTATATACAGTTTTGTCTTGTATTTTTTTAATCTTACCACCATCTACTCTCAACAATTCAATAAAGTCAGTATCATTGAAATCTGTGAGAGATTTTTTAGTCAGTGTTAATGATAATTTGAACCTATCAGCTCCAGGGGCTGCAAAGTTAGTAAATCCTTTTGCATTATCATACAGTGAATCATCATCTTTTGCATTGATGATTTTTTCTTCTATTTTCAGTCCTACTCTATATGATGGAGTATTTGAGTAATAATCTAAAATAAGAGTTTGCTTATTGACATTAGCAAATATTCCTCTAACAAAATAAACGCCATTGTCAATTGATGCAGCCGAACCCGTGCTAGTTGCATTTTCTCCAATTAATGTAGCAAATGGAGTTCCTGCATTAATTGTAGTGTTTCCATAGGTTACATTTTCACTGGCAAACAGTGATTCCCCATCTTGGAAAGTTTCTGTAACATAGTCATTGCCAGAATCAGAATACTTTACATATATTGTTAAATTTTCTACAAGGTTACTGTCTGATGTGAGAGCAACATATTGAATCGATGCTGAAACACCAGATAATTGACCTGTAACTTTTTTGCCAATAAAATTCTTAATGTATAATGCTACGTCTACCCCCAGATTCGTAGCATCAAGTTTTACTGCTGAAAATTGATTATCAAAAGTAATAGCTCCAGGGAGAACCATGGAGCCTTCTTTAAAGATATTCTTTCCAAAGTATTCGACTTGATTTTGAAAAATCGATTGAAGAGTCGTTAATTCTCTGGCTTGTACTGGAAATCCTGGTTTAAACAGAACTTTATAAAAATCTTTATTGCGATCGAAATCGTCGTAATATGGGCTGATATTTAAATCTGTTTTTTGTGCCATCTTTTTTTAGAATTCCAGAATGATTTTAACGTCTTCTTTTTGTCGAATGTTCCTTTCAATCAAAGGTCTATTATTGATGTAAATTACATCACCTGTCTTTTTATTTATCTCTGGATTTGAATATCCGCCAGAGAAAGTAACTCCCAAATTAATTTGCTTACCATCAACTGTAACAGAAGTGTCGCTGAAACTTGTATTGACTGAGGCAGAGCCACCAGCATCAAAACTAATGTTATTGCTGCCAGAAAAACTCAAAACTTTGGATATCGTTCCTACATCATTTGCATCAGTCTGATCTTTATCATTGCTAAAGTATAAAGATCTATCCTGATAGAATTTTAATACTTTGGTGTCCTTATCATACGATGCAACGTATCCTTGAGCAGTGCCACCAGTAACAGTTTGCGTTATCCTGTCGCCAATAGTTGGAGTTCCTGTATAAGAATCTGCTAATTTAACTGCATATAACGAAGAGAATGTATTTTCAGTAAATACAGTCGTTGATGAAAACTGTTGTGGATTCTTCAACAGTCCGATTTGACAAAACTTGGTGTCAATGGGGAAATCTTTGGTTGAATCATCAAACCTAGCATAAATCAATACTTTATCAGTTCCCAGTTCAGTATAAACATCATATCCATGTCCTCTGGATGGTGGAATGATGGGAATCAATTTTGCTGGGTTAGAAATAGTTCCTGTTCTTTTTAAATCTACGATTCCATAAGTATATCCTTTTCCACCAGATACAATAGATGTTCCTGTAATAGTTCCACTACTATCAACGGTGATTGAAACTTCGCCACCAGAACCATCTCCTAAGATGTCATAGGTTCCTGCACTATATCCTGTTCCACCATCTTCAATATAAACTTTTTTAATTTGATTATCGTTTACTTCAGAATCTCCACCTTCTCTAATCGTCTGAATATCGGTGTTTGTTGAAGTTGCCCAATCATTAGGAACAACGACATACTCTGTAGAGTCAAATTTAATAATATCAGATGGAGATACAGAGAACAAATACTTCCAAATATACCCATCACCACTAGAACCAGCAGATGATGGATCTACGTCAGTAAATGTTGGTTCATCTAGTGATCTTCCACCTGTTGGATTTGTTCCAGAAGAACCATTATCAATACAAATATAAACTCTATAATCACTATTAACTACGTAATAGTTTGCATCATAAAGTCTGGAGGTTTTGGAGATTGGCGTTTGATTTAAAATACTATAATCATGTCTATACATATCATAGGCAGTATTGGATGTCCAATCAACTTTTCTTATAACTCTTCTGATATTTGCACTAGTAATTTTTTTACCAAATAAAGAAGCATCTCTATATTGGGAAATATACTGAAAATTGTCAATAGGATTAGGAGTATTTGTATCCCAATCAGAAGTTCTACCAAATCCGGGATTTGGAGAAGTTGGATTGACAAATCCTAAGAAAGCGTAATATGAATTATTAGTATCCGATACAGAATCTACAAAGTTACCAGCATTCAGTATCCTAAATTGATCTGTTACGACGGCTGCCATATTAATAGTTTTTTAGATATTTATAAGATAATTTTAGGAAGGGCACCCGTATTTCTCAGGCTGGCATTTCTTCTTTGGATAGTTGGATACGTAGAAAGTCCAGCAACAGTATTTCCTGTAACACCAATTGAAACAGGATTTGAACCTCTTGTTAGTCCTCCACTAATATTCGATAGTCTTCCCCAAGAGTATTTTCCTACGGGATTTGTAATATTTCCTATCGAACTAAGTCCAACAACTGGAGAACCAGAATCTACATTACATGTAATAATTCCAATCGTTCCAGCGCTGCTCCAAGATGAAATCTTGTAGACATTATCTAAAAATGTTGTTCCAATTCCAACAGAAGCGGCATTGGAATCATCAACTGAGGTAACACCACTACCAATTCTTGTATCAAAGATATAAATTGGATATCCAGTAGAAATGCCAGAGAAGGAAGAAGAATGAATTGAGAATTCGAGTGCCAGAGGATGAGAACCTGTTCCTGCAGCGGTTGTAATTCCAGTTACAATACCAGAGAATCCATCAACATTGACAAAGTTAGTTATAAGTTCAACAGAATCCGTAGTCACTGTAGAAATTCCATTAACAACAAGTCCTGCAAAGGATGTTGGTGGAGATGCTGCACCCTTATCACTTTCATAATCAAATATTTCAGCATTGTCAACGAAAATTTCATTATCTGTGGTTGATAAATCGCCAATAATTCTTGCCGTTGGGAACACTAAAGATTCAATAGAATCTCTAGACTTGTAAACATTTTCTCCATTAATCTTTTTGTCAACTTTCTGTTTTATCCAAGTTAATGGTTTTGCATTAGTTTCATCAATTCCAGGTCCATTATAAGATTCCGTTTCAAATTTATCAGAATATGTCAAATCAAATATGGTTCTTTCATCTTGTGATACAGTTCCCTTAATCGCATTGTTTTTTAACACCTGAACATTGTCACCGACTTTCAAAGTTTGATTGATGCCAGTGACTAAACTACTATCAGTTCCAGTAATTCCTCTATAGAAGAATATTGCAATATTGTCTTCAACTTTAGGTGCTGATGTAAATACGAAAGATGTTCCACCAGTGAATTTGTAGGAAACGCCAGGTTCTTGAAGAACTCCGTTGACGAAGATTAGCAGTAAATTTTCTAATTTTTGATCTGGAGAAAGTGAATCTGCTGGTTCAAAACTTAGAAGTTCTCCATTGTAGAAGAGTGGGTATCTAACTCTTGTTCCATCCTGATAATTTTTTACAGAATCAATATAATCTAATTGTCCAAATTCCCATGCGGCAAAATTATCAGAATAAGTATCAATAACTGTTATTTCAAAATCTGATACTGGTGAGGATAAAGACTTATCAGTAACAAGTCCGACTGGTTTGATAACATCACCTCTTCGGAACGCATATCCTTGTCGAGCAATCTTAAACTCAGTAACCTCAAAGAAAGTAGAACCAATTCCAGCAGTAGAAGGACCAACTTTAACGTCCAGTAAGAGTCCTATTCCAGTATCAGTGGTTGCTCCAATACCCAGTCTAGAAACACCTGTTACTGAAAGGTTTTCATAGGAAGGATCGTTAACGAATATCTCTGGATTTGTATATCCAGTTCCACCAGCACCAACAGCGAAAGATAAAGTTCCACCAGCGCCAACAGTAGCAGTAATTGATGCTACGTCTCCAATGTGTCCACTTTCAAAAACACTAATTCCAATAGAAACCAGTCCATTATATCCAGAACCATTGAAGTCAGTTGTTCCAAGTCCTACAGATACAATTGAACCTCCAGCACCAACTACAGCAGTCACAGATGCTCCTACAAGAGGTGCAAATCCTAATCCTGGTGTAGAACCAAGAGAAACTATAATGCCGCCCCTAGGAACCTCATTTTGATTTATATCAAAATCTGAAACGACATACTCTAATGGATCTATATCTGGTTTTGTAAGTCCTGAGAAGACTATCGTAGTGATACCAACAGAGGTATCTTCATTAATAACATAGTTATTATTTCTATTATTATCTGTTGTAGGAGTTTGGAAAATATTATTTACAAATACAATTCCACTTCCACCAGTTGATCCAAGTCCTGTAGTATTTGCACCACCAACTAACAATGTAAATGTTCTGCCAATTCCAGTGAATTCATCAGAAATATCATCATAAATTTGGTTTCCAGTATAATCATTTCTTAGGAAAACTCTTCCATTAAATGTGGATGTTTCATAATCTAAGTTCAAATCTGTCTTATCGATTTGTGGATTTCCTCTTGGAGCATCGGTGAAGTAAATTGTACTATCAACAATATTAAATGCACCTTTATGAACTCTAACTACAGTAGAATCTGTGTGTGAAGTTGCAGATGTTCCAACAAAACCTCTCTTAACCAAAACAAGATTCTCTGATCCAGTATTGGTAATAGGTCCTACAGTAGTTGTTCCTAATCCGACATTAGTAACCTCCATATATTCATCATCTATTTTCAGTATATCTTTTGGAGATATTGTGGATATTCCACTTAAAGAGAAGAGATTCGAAGTTGTACTTATTGATCCACCATTTCCAGACAACTCATGAGTTATCTTGGTAGCTGCTATTGGATACTGTACCAGATTAT